GTTACTCGTCTTCGTGGCAAGTTCTCTGAACTATTCAATAAAATTCTTGAAAAGCAATTAATTCTAAAGGGTGTTATTACTAGCGAAGATTGGCAAGAGTTTAGAACCAATTTTAAGTATGAATATTCAGAAGATAATCATTTTGCTGAATTAAGAAATACTGAAATTCTTCGTGATCGTATTTCAATGCTTCGTGATATTGATGATTATGCAGGTAAATACTATTCACACGAATGGATTCGTCGTAACGTTCTTTATCAAACAGAAGAAGACATAAAAGAAATTGATGAACAGATTGTAGAAGAGCAAGATAATCCACAATATAATCCGCCGGTGGAAATGGGACCTGATGGCCAACCAATGGATGGAGCAGGACCAGAAGATACAAGTGGTGCATTAGGTCCAGACACAGGAAAGCCTACTAAAGTTCCGAGCCTACCTAAAGTACCAGATTTAGTTAAGAAACCAGCGTGATTATAAATAATAAAAATTTTGGAGGAAACCATGGCCGATATTGATGATCTATTAAACTTTGCTATGAATCAGCAGCCAACTAAGTTTGCTTCTGCATTTGATGATATCATGGGTCAGAAAGCAATTGCAGCAATCGATGACATGTCAGTGTCAGTAGCTCAGGGTATGTTTGCAGCTGAAGAAGATTCTGTCGACGACGAAGATGATTTCGATCTTGACGACGATGATCTGGATCTCGATGATGATCTAGATCTTGACGATGAAGATTAGAAGACGAAGATTTAGAAGGATTCGAAGACGATGGCGAAGACGCTTAATCAATTTCTAGAAGGTTACCTCAAAGTTAAGAATCCCGACGAACAAAAGTTCGTGGATAAGCACGTAACTGCCAAGCACTCTGATCGCAATGGCAATGACGACGGTGCTTTCAAGGGTAAGACTAAGCAAATTGACCGCCGTAAAGAACGCCATGGCTATAACCCAGGTGAAGACGAAAAAGTCTATGAAGAACTGAAGGGTGGTCAGGTTAAGCTTGACAAGAACCACAATGGTAAGCTCGATGCTCATGATTTCAAACTTCTTCGTAAGAAGAAAATTGCTGAAGGAATGGATAAAGTAGTTGACAACGGTCACACTCCAATTGGTCGTGCAACTCAACACGCAGCAAAGTTAATTAGCAGCCACACCAAGAGAAAGCACTACTTTGACGGTGGAGATCTTGTAGATCATGAAACAGATAAAACCGTTGTGCATAATGCTGCAAGCAAACCAATTCACGTTGTCAAGAAGCTTGCTAAAGACTATCATGCTGGCGTAAAAGAAGAAGTTGAAGAGCTAGAAGAGCTTTCGACAAATACCATCAGAAACTATCTTAAAAAAGATAAAGAAGTCGGCGACAAACTTCCACACTGGGGTGGCAGAGGATATAGACCAGGTCGTGATCCATCAGCGCATCATAATGCACGTGCTACTGCTAGATCTAAGCTTACTGGAGAGCCACAAGAGCACCGTGGCAAGACTGATAAAGATGGTTATAGTCAATCAAAGGGTCACATCAAAGCTAAAATTCTATCTAGAGAAGAAGCCGAACAGATCGACGAACTGTCGACACCAACTCTTAGAAAGTATAGAGAAAAGGCCCGTCTTGATGCATTCGACGCTAATGATGTTGATGATGAGCGCCGTCTTCGTAAGCGTTCTTTTGGGCACAACCAGGCTGGAAAAAAGATTATCAAGCGTGGTGATACTCTGCGTGCTGAAGAAGCCGAACAGATCGATGAACTTTCACATGCCACACTTCGCCGCTATCGCATGAAGTCAAAAGCTATTGGTGATAATGAGAAAGGAGATATTGGCTATCGCTCTAAAGGTGCCCGGTCGCCCCGGCTGGGATGAATATGTAAAGAATCGCAACGCTAAGGCTAAGCGTTTTAGAGATGCTATGAATACGAAGCTTCCAGATCATAAAGATCCGGACGCGGAATATGAAAAAGCAAGACATAAAGCAGCTAACCCGCGTATGGAATCGGTCGAGCAGATCGACGAGCTTTCTAAGAATACAGTTCGTAGCTACTACAACAAGGCCGGTGACCAGGGTCGCGAAATCATGGGTAAAATGATGGTCGGGGGCGGGGACTGGTCTAAGGACGAGAAAGACACCAAGACTCTTTATAAGAGAGGCAAAGGACGTCAGATGGCTCTTAAGCGCCGCCGCGGAGAAGTCAAGATGAGCGAAGAAGCAGAGCAGATCGATGAAAAGCTAACTGCAAAAACTCCAATGGGAACTTACATCAAGGACTTCCAGAAGTCTGATGCTCCACAGTTCAAGGGTAAGTCACAAGAAAAGCGTCGTGTAATGGCGATTGCTGCTAAGCTGACTGCAGAACGTGGTGGTAAACCACTTCGTAAGGAAGAAAAGCTTGTCGAACTTCTTGGTGATCTCACAGAATCGCATCGTCGTACTATGCTTTCTGTGTTTGATAAATTAAATGAAGACAACCAAAAGAAGTTTCTTGAAGCATGCGGTACACCAGAAGGTGTAGAACAAATGCTCGACTTCTCAATTAGTCATAGAGGTGAATAATGGCCGTATCGATTATCTCAAATAAGAAAAACACTGCTGCCACTATTCACGTTTCTGTTGCTAATACTACCATTAAGGTATCTGGTAATAGCACAACAACAAACGTAGATGCAACTTCAACTTGCCTTGCAGTTGATAATGAAGTTCTTTCCGGTGCTTACATTGCTCAAGCATACTGGGGAATTGATCCAAACGGGTATGCTGTAATCAAGCGCGGAGCAACACCGGTTGCAGTGTATGATTCTACTGGCTACAAGGACTATGCTGGCTGTGGTATGGCTCTGACTGTCGGTCAGTCTGCAAACCTCACAGTAGAGTTTGTCGGAACTGCAAATGGTTATGTTCTTCTAGAAGTCCAAAAAGTCGGCACATTCATTTCAGAATATAACAATAGTTAAGGTAAAAAGATGAAGCTCATTACAGAAGTCTTTGAAGACCTAAGAACGATTACCGAAGCTCGTGAAGACGGTAAGAAGAACGTGTACATCGAAGGCGTGTTCCTTCAGGGCGGAATTAAGAATCGCAACGGACGCATGTATCCAGTTGAGACTCTTGCCAAGGAAGTTGAACGCTACAACGAGTCATACGTAAAGTCGGGTAGAGCTCTTGGAGAACTTGGTCACCCAGACGGGCCGCAGATTAATCTGGATCGAGTTTCACACCTGATTACAAATCTTCGCCAAGAAGGCAATAACTTCATTGGCAAGGCTAAGCTAATGGATACTCCATTCGGAAACATTGCCAAGGGTCTTGTTTCTGAAGGCGTAAAGCTTGGTGTTTCTTCTCGTGGTATGGGCTCACTGAAGCTCAACAAAGAAGGAATCAATGAAGTACAAGACGATTTCTATCTAGCAACAGCGGCTGATATTGTAGCCGATCCTTCTGCACCAGATGCCTTTGTAAATGGTATCATGGAAGGCGTAGAATGGATCTGGGAAAATGATCTTCTGATTGCCAAGAAAGTCCAGGTGGTCGAGCAAACAGTTCAAACCATTGAAAAAGCCGTATCTTCTAGAGAACTAGAAGCCAAGAAATTTAAGATCTTTGAGAATTTTCTCAACGAAATTTCAAAATCCTGAATCAAATAAATAAGTTAAATTCACTAAGGAGTGCAAAATGTCAGATAAGGAACTAACTGATATCGTTGAGAATGAAGAAATTCTTGATGAATCGGCAGCTTCGGAAACTCTGAAGCCTAACCCAACTCGTACAGAAATGCTAGCAACGTTTACATCGCTTCTAGCTCAGTTAAAAGGTGAAGATCTGTCTCACTTCTTTAACGATTCAATTAAGAAGCTAAGCACAAATAACGTTCCTTCGGCAACTGCTCCTGGGGGTGGACCAGCTCTTGGCCAGATGCCAGCTGCTACACTTGGTGCTGTAAAGGAAGACGTTGCTGAAATGTTTAGCGGTGACGACCTTTCAGAAGAGTTCAAGGAAAAAGCTTCAACTATTTTTGAAGCCGCTGTAACAGCTCGTATGAACCTTGAAACCGTTCGCCTAGAAGAAGAATTTGCAACAAAGCTTGATGAAGCTGTAGTTGCTATTCAAGAAGAGATGACCGAAAAGGTCGATCAATATCTTGACTACGTAGTAGAGCAATGGATCGAAGATAACAAGCTTGCTATCGAATCGTCGATCCGCACAAATGTTACAGAGGACTTCATGGAAGGCCTACGTAACCTGTTTGCAGAAAGCTACATTAACGTACCTGACGAAAAGCTCGACGTTCTCGGCGAGATGCAGGCTCAAATCGAAGAGCTTGAAGGCAAGCTTGACGAATCCGTGAATAAGCAACTTGAGCTTCAAGCAATTCTTGATGAAGCAACCAAGGAAGCTACATTCGACGAAGTAAGCGAAGGTCTAGCAGCCACTCAGGTTGAAAAGCTTCGCACTCTAGCCGAAGGCCTTGAGTTCAGCGATGCTGAAACATATGCCAAGAAGCTCAACATCATTAAGGACAAGTACTTCTCGGAAAAGAAGGAAGTCACAACCGGTGTTGTTACTGAAGAAGCTGAAAATGGTGTTGACCAGCCGGTAGAAGTACCTGCTCACATGGCTCACTACGTAACTGCTATTTCAAGAAACGTAAAGTAATAAATAAAATACCAAATACCCAGAAAGGTAAAGGGAGAATAAAATGTTAGCTGAGGAACTACAAAACAAGTGGAAGCCAGTGCTCGAGCACACTGATCTCCCAGAGATCGGTAGTGCACACAAGCGCTATGTAACCGCACAAATTCTAGAAAACACCGAAGCCGCTCTTCGTGAGTCGGCTGCTCATGGTGGCACACAGCACCTTCTTGGTGAAGCTACCCACGTTAACGTTGCAGGTAACGCAGCAAACTTCGACCCAGTTCTTATTTCGCTGGTTCGTCGTTCGATGCCAAACCTGATTGCTTACGACATCTGCGGCGTTCAGCCAATGTCGGGTCCAACAGGTCTTATCTTCGCAATGCGTTCGAAGTATGCTAACTCGACAGCTCTTGGCGATGAAGCATTCTATAACGAAGCAAACACTGGCCACTCGTCACGTCTTGGTGCAGGCGTTAACGCTGCAAACACCGGTGCTGGTTCGGCTACTGCAGTTGGTGCTAACACTGTTGGTACAGCTCCAGGTGCTTCGAACAACGCAGGCAACTCGACCTATAACTACACAATGGGTCTTCTGCTTGGTTCGGGCGAACTTCTTGGTGCAAACAGCACTTACGTCTTCCCAGAAATGGGCTTCTCGATCGAGAAGGTAACTGTTGCTGCTAAGACTCGCGCTCTAAAGGCAGAATACACTCTCGAACTTGCACAGGACCTGAAGGCAATTCACGGTCTTGACGCTGAGACTGAACTTTCGAACATTCTTTCGGCTGAAATCCTTGCAGAAATCAACCGTGAAGTTGTTCGTTCGATCATCATCACAGCTGAACGCGGTGCTACCGAAGGTACTACAACTTCTGGCTTCTTCGATCTTGACACCGACTCAAACGGTCGTTGGATGGTTGAAAAGTTCAAGGGTCTTCTATTCCAAATCGAGCGTGAATGCAACCAGATTGCTAAGCAAACACGTCGTGGTAAGGGTAACATCATCATCTGTTCGTCGGACGTTGCTTCGGCTCTTCAGATGGCTGGTGTTCTGGATTACGCTCCAGCTCTTAACACAAACTCGCTGAACATTGACGACACAGGTAACACATTCGCTGGTGTTATCAACGGTCGCATCAAGGTTTACATCGATCCATACGCTGGTACAAACTACCTGGTAGTTGGTTATAAGGGTTCGAATCCTTATGACGCTGGTCTGTTCTACTGCCCATACGTTCCACTACAGATGGTTCGTGCAGTTGATCCAGGCTCATTCCAGCCAAAGATCGGTTTCAAGACTCGCTACGGAATGGCACCAAATCCATTCTCGAAGGGTACAACTGCTGCTGATGCCAATGCAACACTTGAGCAAGACAGCAACAAGTACTACCGTCGCGTTCTTATCTCGAACCTTATGTAATCATAAGAGTTGGAATAACCAACCGATACTGAGAGGGGGCTTCGGCTCCCTCTCTTTTTTTATGTACATTATAAATAGATGTGATATAATGAATTTAAGCATTCAAGGAATAATATGTCTGCTCTCAACACCCCTGCAAATAAGAACTTCCTATCACCTCTAGGGTTTAAATTTGCACTTGCACGGTCACCGAATCTTAACTTCAACGTACAGGATGTGCGTCTCCCTGGTTTGCAACTAAGTCAGGCTGAAAGTCCTACGCCGTTTGTTTCGATTCCTATTGCCAGTCATATCACCTACAATCCACTGTCAGTCTCATTCCGTGTGAGCGAGGATCTAGATGATTATCTGGAAATCCATAACTGGATGGTTGGGCTTGGTGCACCAGAGAGTTTTGATCAGTATAAAGCCCTTAAGTCTGCAGAACCTGGTAATCCAAAGACTGTATACTCAGACATCACCTTACTTATCATGAATAGCTCAATGAGATCTAATATTAAAGTAACTTTTTATGATGCATTCCCAGTTTCTATTGGAGATTTATCGTTCAATACTACTGACACTGACGTGAACTATATCCAGTGCACAGTTGATTTTGAATACTTAAGGTACACTATCGACTTTGTTGACTAATTAGCTGTGTACATATTATAATAATAGTGATATAAGGTTATTATGAAGCTTGAAGATATCTTTGCAGAATGGGAACAGGATTCCCGGATCGACCGTTCAGAACTCGGGAACGAGGCGCTGAACATTCCTAAACTTCACCACAAATATTTTAAAATCTTCACGAATGAACGGTTGGTTCTTCGGAAGTACGAAGCCGAACTCAAGCAATTGAAGTTGGCCAAGAATGAGTTCTTTACTATGGGACCTACCGAGGAAACCCATGCAAAGGGGTGGAAGCTTCCGCCTCAAGGCAAGATCCTTCGGTCGGATGTGAATCACTACGTAGAAGCAGATCAAGAGGTTATCGATATGACGTTGCGTATCGGTATTCAGCAAGAAAAGATTATCAATTTACATTCTTTGCAGAAAATTACAAGTTCCATCCTAAGTATCGTGCACGGATGTGGGATGGCAAGATCAGGTTGGTGAACAATCTATCTGGAATGTGTTATGCTGGACTTGCTCAAAGAATCAAGAAGTTCTGTGATTCTCGTGGATATAGTTTCTCGTTTGATGACGAACTTCTCTATGAGAATATCTCTGAACACGAACTCAAAGAGTTTATTGCTTCACTCAATATTCCGGAGAAATATCAGCAACGTGATTACCAGTTTGACTCGATCCTCAAGTGTCTGAGATCTACGCGCCGTACGCTTGTCAGTCCTACGTCATCTGGCAAGTCTTTTATGATCTACGTGATCATGAGATGGTATCAACAGTTTGGTCACAAAGGATTGATCATTGTTCCTACCATCGGCCTGGTTGGTCAGATGGAGAGTGACTTTCGAGATTATGGATACACAGGCCAGATTCATTGCTCTACGGAGGGGATAAATAGATCAAATGATATTCCAGCTGATCTAGTCATTACTACATGGCAGTCGTTGAATAACGGCAAGAGTAAGATGCTCAAGCCATGGTATCAACAGTTTGGCGTTGTTTTTGGAGATGAAGCACATGGTGCAAAAGCTACTTCGCTCATACAAATTCTTAGCAGTCTCACTCATTGCAAGTATCGGTTTGGCACTACCGGCACCCTCGATGGCTCACCTCTCAACGAGACTACAATCGAAGGTCTCTTCGGTCCAAAGTACAGAGCAGTCAGTACTAAAGAGCTCATGGACCAAGGATACGTTGCCAAGCTCAAGATCAAATGTCTTGTCCTTAAGTACGACGAGCAATCCTGCAAGAATGTTAAAGGTAAAACATACCAAGAAGAGATTGACTTCCTTGTTGCCAACGAACAAAGAAACAAGTTCATTCGCAACCTCGGACTCTCGCTAAAGGGTAATAAACTTGTTTTCTTTAGAATTGTGGATCATGGAAAAACACTCTATGATCTCATCACAAGAAGCACTGATCATAACGTGTTTTACATTGATGGCTCTGTTAGTGGTATTGATCGCGAAAAGATTCGAAAAGCCATAGAGGAAGAAGAGAACGCAATTCTGCTGGCCTCGTTAGGTACTACATCAACCGGTGTCAGCATCAATCGTCTTCATCATATGATCGCTGCCTCTCCATCAAAGTCTAAGATCAAAGTTCTTCAGTCAATCGGGCGTATGCTTCGCCTACACGAAGAGAAACAAGAACACGGAGCAATCCTCTACGATATTGTAGATGATCTTTCTTATAAATCCCACCAAAACTTTACACTCAAACACTTCTTAGAACGAACTAAGATCTACGACGCAGAACAATTTGATTACGAGATTTACAACGTGAGGTTATAATGATTCGAATTTTGAACTTGGTCAATGGTGAACAGATCATCGGCGATGTTGAAGAATACTCGGTTAGATGCAGAGTTATTAATCCATTTTACATTGTTGATGCGGTCAATGAAGAAGGGTCGATCGGATCTAAACTCACAAATGTGTTAACATTTTCGACATCTGATTGTATAGAGATAGATCACAGCAAGATCGTATTTAGTTTCCCGGCCTCTGTCTCGATGGGATCTTATTATAAAAAGTTGGTTGCTTTGCATGATAAGAAGTTGGCAGATGAGATTATTAATGAAGCTTTAAATGAAATGGATCAGTCTGAAAGACGATATCAAAAACTGATGGAAATGATCCGCCCAGATAAGTCAAAGTTGAATTGAGGTTATAATGGAAAACGTCCCGAAGAAGAAAAAGTCAAATCACTACATTGACAACAAGTTGTTTTACACGGAGATGGTGAAGTACCATACTGCTTTTCAGGAGTCGAAAAGACTTGGTGAAGACCGTCCTCCTGTGCCTAACTATGTTGGCAAGTGTATTATGCTTATTGCACAGCGTTTGGCTACACGTCCGAACTTTGTGGGATACTCGTATCGTGAAGAGATGATCGGTGATGCAATCGAAAACTGTCTTCGATATCTGCACAACTTCAATCCAGAAAAGACTAATAACCCGTTTGCATACTTTACACAGATCGTGTACAACGCTTTCCTGCGTAGAATTGAAAAAGAAAAGAAGCAGCTTTACATTAAGCACAAGAGCTTCGAAAACTCGATGGTCATGAACACGCTGGTTGATATGGCTCCTGAAGACCGGTCACAGTTCGACGCTGTGTATATCAACGTCAGCGAAAAGCTTGGCGAACTGGTCGAGAAGTACGAAGCTAAGAACCCAGCAATCAAGAAGCCGAAGAAAGGCGTAGAAAAATTTATTGGAGATGAAGATGAATAACATTCCGCCACTGCTTGAGCAGTACAGAGAAAATATGCTGGATCCAAAGAATTCGATGGCAATCCGGTATAACTATATGATGAACCTGCAAAACATCCGTGATTTTTGCGATAAGTGCCTTCGTGAATATGAAAAGAAAGTTCGTCGATGAAGATTGCTCTGATTACAGATACGCACTTTGGAGCCCGCGGCGACTCTATCGCTTTCGCCGAGTATTTCAATAGGTTTTATTATGAATTCTTCTTTCCGTATCTTGCTGATAATGGTATTCGCAATATTTTTCACCTGGGTGATATCGTTGATCGTCGAAAGTATATCAACTTCGTTACGGCCCGTCATCTACGATCCTTTATTGACAAGTGTTACACTTCCGGCATCCGACTAGATGTGATTATTGGCAACCACGACACCTCGTTCAAGAATACGAACGAGGTGAATGCCATGCGTGAGTTATATGATCACTCGAAGTATGAGGTAAACTATTATGATGAACCTACTGTTGTCAACCTTGGTGATCTCGATATCGCTGTACTTCCTTGGGTATGCTCTGGGAACTATAATGAGAGCATGGAGTTCCTACAGAATACCTCCGCACAAGTATTGTTTGGGCATCTGGAGATCGCTGGTTTCGAGATGTACAAGGGTGCCGTAAATGATCATGGCCTTTCTAGTAGCATTTTCGACAAGTTTGATCTTGTCTGCTCTGGTCATTTCCATCATAAATCCACGCGGGGCAATATCAATTATCTCGGCGCACCCTACGAAATGTCTTGGTCTGACTTTGATGATCCACGCGGTTTTCATATTTTCGATACAGAAACTAGAGAACTGCAGTTCATCCAAAATCCCTACACAATGTTCCAAAAGTGGTTCTACGATGACGCCAAGTGGAACACCTTCGAGCACATCAATGGATTCAATTTTGAAGCCGCTAAGGGATCTTACGTCAAGGTAATCGTCAAGAACAAGAACAACCCGTTCTGGTTTGATACGTACATTGATCGTCTTGAAAAGGCTGGTGCTCTTGACATTCAGGTAGTCGAGGACAACCTCAATCTTCAACTCGAGGATGATAGTGATATCGTCAACGAGGCAGAGGACACACTGACTATTCTGACAAAGGTTGTCGATCAGTGGGATACTCCAGTCGACAAAAAAAGATTGTACAATTTTCTAACTACGTTGTATGGTGAAGCTTTAAGTGTGGAGTAATCATGACATTCGAAGACTGGTTCAACGAGATCGAAAACTTTGGTCTTCGTAGTGAAAGATTCTACGAACAATTAGATCTACTCGCCGGCGGCGCTCCACAAGATGGTATTGTCAATTGGCTAAAAGCAGCATACCAAGCTGGTTACGAACAGGGTAAATATGATTCACTTTAAAAAGCTCCGTTGGCAGAATCTTCTGTCGACCGGCAATCAAATGACCGAGATCCTTCTGGATCGTAGTAAGTCTACACTCATCGTCGGCGAGAACGGTGCCGGCAAGTCCACGATTCTGGACGCCTTGTCGTATGTTCTATACGGTAAGGCGTTTCGTAACATCAACAAGCCGCAGCTCATCAATTCGATGACAAATAAGAACCTTCTTGTGGAATGTGAGTTCACCATAGGGAAAAACGAATTTCTAGTAAAAAGAGGTATGAAACCTAATTTATTTGAAATATATCAAAATGGTGTACTAATTAATCAAAATAGTTCTATCAAGGATTATCAAGATTACTTTGAAAAGCAAATCTTAAAACTAAGTTTCAAATCTTTCGGACAAATCGTAGTTTTGGGTTCTGCGAATTATTTGCCGTTTATGCAGCTTCCTGCTCACGCACGCCGTGAGGTGATTGAAGATCTATTGGATATCCAAATCTTCAGTACGATGAATACTCTCTTGAAAGAAAAGATTCTTGAGAACCGTAATGAGATTCATGAAACCGACCACAAGGTTACTCTGATCGAGAACAAGATCGAGTTGGCCGAGAAGCATATTGCATCTCTTCGTACCAATAATGAAGACTTGATCAGAGCTAAGCAAGATATGATTGCAGAGCTTGAAGATCGTATCAACGCTACTGGGCAAGTAATTGAAAAGGTGTCTACTGAGATCTTGGCGCTGTCTGCCGGTATCGAAGATCATAGCAAAGTAGCTAATCGTAAAGCAAAGCTTCTGCAAATGGAGTCTGAACTTGAAACGAAAATCCGTAAATTCAAAAAGGAGATCTCATTCTTCCATGATCACGACAACTGTCCAACATGTAGGCAGGGTATCGATCATGACTTTAAGAAAGAATGGATCGATAATCGAGTATCTAAGACTGCCGAGATTACCGAGGCTATGGCCTCGATCGAGCGGCAAATGGAAAGTATCGAAGATCGTCTCAACGAGATCTCGTCGATCAATGCTCAAATCACCTCCCTTAACACGCAGATCACTGGCCATAATGCAGACATTCGTTCGTGGCAAAACTCAATCAAGACTCTGAATGCTGAGATCGAATCAATCCGCAACAACACTCGAGCAATCGATAGTGGCAATGATGATATTGACGCCTTCAAGCTTGATCTGAAGAACACCAAGACTCGTAAAGAAGAACTGATGCATCATCGTCAGGTTCTTGAGGTTGCAGGTGTTCTGTTGAAGGATACTGGCATCAAGACTAAGATCATCAAGCAGTATGTTCCTGTGATGAACAAGCTGATCAATAAATATCTGGCTGCGATGGACTTCTTCGTCCAGTTCGAATTGGATGAGAACTTTAATGAAACTATTAAGTCGCGTTACAGAGACGATTTCAGCTATGCCTCTTTCTCCGAGGGAGAAAAGATGCGCATTGATCTTAGCC